TTTTTTCTTCTTTTTTCTTCCTCTCATTTAGTAGTGTCACGTTGTCTCATATAAAGAAGATTAAATGATTTATTAGTAATGATATATTTATGTGACATCCTGACACCATTAGATGTGACAGCCTGTCCCTACTATAGTGTCACGTTGTCACCACTACACCCTCTTGCAGACCGCTCCGCCCTGTGTCATATTTGCAACAGAGGAGATAACAAAATCGGTTGAGCGTTTCTCCTCCTTGACGCTCCCGACGGTGGGGCGGGCTTCTTTCCCTTTCGGCTCGCCCCATCATAACAAGGAGAGAGAGATGGAAAAAGAAAACATGTCTGTTGAGGAGCTATTGCTTGCCATTGCTCTCGACCCCGTATTATTCGTTGAGTCTATCTTGCAGGCCAGTCCAGAGGAGTGGCAGCGTAATGCTCTGTATGCTGTGCGGGACAATGACCGCGTAGCCATCCGTTCTGGTCACGGTATCGGCAAGACTGCATTTCTTTCATGGTTGATTCTTTGGTGGGTATTGACACGCTCACCCAGTCGGATAGCATGTACTGCCAACACTGCTAGTCAGTTGTCAGACATTTTATGGGCAGAGGTCGCAAAGTGGCATCGTCGTATGCCAGAGGGCCTGAAAGAACTAATTGAAGTGAAGTCTGACAAAGTTGAGCTTAGTGGGCAGGACAGTTTTGCTGTCGCCCGAACTGCACGTCGTGAAACTCCAGAGGCGCTGCAAGGTTTCCACTCACCCAATATGCTGTTCTTGATTGATGAGGCATCTGGTGTGGACGACATCATCTTCGAGGTCGGAGAGGGTGCGATGTCCACCGAGGGTGCTAAGACTGTGATGACGGGCAACCCGACTCGCACGTCTGGTTACTTCTATGAAGCCTTCAATAAGATGAAAGATAGGTTCTTTACAATGAAGGTCGCATCATCTGATAGTACTCAGGTGAGTAAAACTTTCATGGAGGATATGAAACTCAAGTATGGCGAAGACAGCAACATCTACAGAGTTCGTGTTCTTGGAGAGTGGCCTGAAGCCGACGACGACGTGGTTGTACCACTGCACCTCTTGCAGTCAGCATCCACGCGAGAGCAAGAAGCAGCAGAAACCACCCCCGTTGTATGGGGTCTTGACGTGGCACGTTTCGGTACGGACAAAACAGCTCTATGCAAACGCAAGGGTAATGTTGTAACAGAGCCTATCAAAACTTGGCGCAACAAAGACCTCATGGAAGTATGCGGGATTATCCTCAATGAATACGAAACGACTCGATGGGGCGACCGTCCTGCTGAAATACTGGTTGATAGTATCGGTCTTGGTGCTGGCGTTGTTGACCGCCTCATGGAACTTGACCTTCCTGTGCGCGGTATCAACGTCGCGGAGTCCCCTGCAATGGGAGACAGATATGGGCGTTTACGAGATGAGTTGTGGTTTCTCGCAAAAGAATGGTTCGAGTCGCGGGACTGCACCATTCCGCCGCAAGAGGAGCTAATAGACGACCTGTCCAAGCCGCGCTTTAAGTTTACCTCCAATGGTAAGCTGAAGGTTGAGAGCAAAGACGAGATGAAACGTCGTGGCTTGAACTCACCTGACCTTGCAGACTCCTTCTGCCTGACCTTCGCTGGTCGTGCCAGCATCGGCAAAGATGGCTCACGGCACAAATGGAACAGGTCAATAAATTATGAGAAAGCGAACTGGGTAGTCTGATGGCATATATTGAGTTTGAAGAAGATACAGATGACTTTGACATCTTGGTTGCCACCCTTGATGGCCTGAATGGTCTTGGCACTGACTGGGATGACCTGCTGAACTTGACCTTGCTTGCATCTGCGTATTGTGGTCAAATGGCGGAGATTTCGCCTGACGAATACATGGAGATTGTTTCGTCCATCCGCGTTACGGAAGATGGCATTTACGGAGAGGCTTGATGGCTAAGAAGGTTGTAACTACGTTTGAGGTGCGAACACCAGTGCGTCGCCGTCATAAAAAACGTGGTCTGCACATTCGTAAGAAGCTCGGCCCGAAAAGCAATATGAGGATTCGCTAATGGCTATCGTCTATCGTGGTGAGCGTTTTGCTGGTTACAACAAGCCTAAGCGTACCCCCAAGCATCCGAAGAAGAGCCATGCGGTTCTAGCAAAAGAAGGTGACAAGATTCGCCTCATTCGTTTTGGTCAGCAAGGTGTGCGTGGTGCTGGCAAAAATCCAAAGACTGCAAAAGACAAAGCGCGTAAGCGTTCTTATTATGCGCGTCATAACGCACAAGGTAAGCCGACAAGTAAGTTGTCTGCAAAATACTGGTCACATAAAGTTAAGTGGTAGGAGTTAGATATGCCAAAGGTAGCAGGAAAAAAGTTCCCTTACACCAAGAAGGGTAAAACAGCAGCGAAGTCTTATGCAAGTAAGATGGGCAAAAAGGTAGTCAAGAAAAAAGCTACTAAGAAGAAAAAATAATGTATGTTACTGTTTACACACGTAACCGTGCTGCCGAGAAAGCAGCAGCATTGGAAGCGGAGAAGGTAGCTAAGAAGGCTGCACCTAAGAAACGTGGTCGCCCACGCAAACAGAGGACAGAGAAATGAATTGCCCACACTGCGGATACCCCAATCCCAATGGTTATACAGAATCCTGCAAGTCTTGCCGCAAGCCGCTGACGGTTGCTCCTGTGGTAGAGAAAAAGCCTGAAGTAGCCAAGGTAGCTAAAGTGGCTAAAACGACTAAAAAGGCTAAGGCAACTAAGAAAGCATAGTTATGGCTAAAATGGACGAAATTGAGTTTCAGGGCATTGTTCGCAATGAGATTGAACAAGCGCTAGGTCACTACGATACGGAATACTCGCAAGACCGTATCGACGCGATGGACTACTACTTGGGTGAACCGTTTGGCAATGAACAGCCAGACCGCTCTCAAGTTGTTAGCACCGAAGTATCTGACACCATTGAACACATCATGCCGTCCTTGATGCGTATCTTTACGCAGTCTGATGACTATGTGCGCTTTGTTCCGCATGGGCCAGAAGATGTTGCCATTGCCGAGCAGGCTAGTGATTACTGCAACTGGGTTATCAATAATGATAACCGTGGTTTTGAAATCATGCACAACTGGTTTAAAGACGCGCTTATCCTAAAGAGTGGTGTCGTTAAGTTTTACTGGGACGAAATCATCGAAGTTGAGACAGAAGAATATGAAGGTCTCAATGAAGATGAGCTTACCATGCTGATAGCAGACCCAGAGGTTGAGGTTGTCTCCCGCGATGAACGCACCATTGGTGAGGACATGGAAGGCCCAGAGGGCATTATTATCCCTGCCCCGATTATTTACGATGTAAAAATTAAACGCACAAAAAACAGTGGCAATGTTCGTATTGAGAATGTGCCGCCAGAAGAGTTCCTTATTGGCAACCGCGCCAAGTCTCTTGATGACGCAAATTTTGTAGCCCACCGTTCAACGATGACGGTCAGCGACCTTGTGTCTATGGGGTATGAGCGTGATGAGGTAGAGCAATATGCGGGATATACTGACCTTGATATTTCTGAGGAACGCACGTCGCGTTTTGAAGACCTTGAGACAAGTGCGGTTAGCGACAGCAATGACCCAACTATGCGGAATGTTCTCGTTACGGAATGTTATATTCGTTCTGACTATGATGGGGACGGGGTGGCTGAGTTCCGTCGTGTTCTTACAATAGGCAATGGCTACCACATTCTTGAAAACGAAGAATTTGACCATATTCCATTTGCTATGCTATCGCCAATCTTGATGCCGCACCGTGCTATTGGTCGCTCGGTTGCAGAGCTTGTGATGGATGTGCAGCTTATCAAATCTACCCTGATGCGTCAGTTGCTCGACAACATCTACAACACTAACAATGCTCGCGTTGTTGCCGTTGAAGGCCAAGTAAATCTTGATGACTTGTTGACGAACCGCCCCGGCGGCATCGTGCGTACTCGTACCGCAGGGGCGGTTCAGCCTCTGCAAGTTCCCGAAGTTTCTTCTTCTGTCTTCCCTGCACTGAACTACATGGACAGCATCAAAGAGCAGCGCACAGGCATTTCTCGTCAGTCGATGGGTCTTGATGCAGACGCATTGCAGTCCACTACCGCTACTGCTGTGGCTGCTATGCAGGCTGCTTCGCAAGGCAAGATTGAAATGATTGCCCGTGTATTTGCTGAGACAGGTGTACGCGCATTGTTCCGTGGTATCTTGCACTTGGTTACAAAGTATCAGAATAAAGAGAAGATTATTCGTCTTCGCAATCAGTTCGTGCCGATGAACCCGCGTGAGTGGGAAAGCTCTTATGATGTGCAAATCAATGTAGGTCTTGGCACAGCACAGCGCGACCAGCAAATTGCGTTCCTTTCTCAGATTGCACAGAAGCAAGAGCAAGTGCTTATGCAGATGGGTGCAAACAATCCAATGGTCAGCATGTCTCAGTATCGCAACACGCTTGCCAAGATTGCTGAACTGTCTGGGTTTAAAGATGCTAGTCAATTCTTTGCGCCTTCCGAGCAGATTGAAGCCGCACTGGCACAGCAGGCACAAGCTGCTGCACAGGCTGGGCCACAGCAAGACCCAGCTATTGCCCTTGAGATGCAGAAGATGCAGGCGAAGATGCAGATGGAACAACAGAAGATGCAGATGGAGTTTGACCTCAAGAGAGAGAATATGGCTGCGGAGCTTGAGCTACGTCGTCAGGAGCTTGAGTTTGAGCGTCAGTTGCGACTTGAGCAAATCCGCTCTGGACTTGATGCGTCAACAAATCTTCCTCGCGTATAAGTTCTTGCGCGCAAAGCATTGTGTTGCTATTTTGCAACAGTAGAGGAGACTACTGATGGATGAAGGCAAGAGAAGGGAAGAACAAAACAGGGGTGAACGCGCAAAGGCATTGATGCGCGAACCTCTGATTGTAGAGGCGTTTAATGTTCTTGAGGAGAAGTACATGAACGCACTGAAAGATTCCTCGTCATCGCAAGATGAACGAGAAACGCTCTTTCAAATGTACCAAGCACTAATGGTGGTGCAAGGCCATTTGTCAGAAGTCATCGAGACAGGTGACTTAGCGAAACTGGAGTTAAACTCCTAAAGAATCCGTAGAGGAGATAAAAGATGAGTGACGAACCTAGTACCCTGTTAGGAGCTGGTGAATCTCTAAACAAAGGTCAAGCTGTTGACCTTCTCTTGAATACCGACGCCCCTGAAGAGGCAAGCGAAGATACTCAAGAGCCTGTAGCTGAAGTTGAAGAGGTTGTTGAAACCGATGAAATGGAAGCGACATCCGAAGATGAGTTTGAGGCAGAGGATGCAGAAGAGCTACCCGAAGCTGATGAGGAATATGAGGATGATGACGAAGAGTATGATGTTGATGAGTCAGAGGTCGAAGAGGTCTTAGACGAGGAGTCATACTACACTGTGAAGGTTGATGGTGAAGAAAAGAGCGTCAGCGCAGACGAACTTGTCAAATCTTATCAGTTGGAGCAGGCTGCACAAAAGCGTATGCAAGAAGCCGCAGAGGTTCGCAAAACCTCAGAAGCAGAAGCACAGGCTTTATCGCAGCAGCGTGAGCAATACGCTCAGGCTTTGCAATCGTTGCAAGCACAGTTGGATACTGCTGGTGAGCAGCCCCAAGAGTATTGGGATACTCTCTACAGTGAAGACCCAATGGAGTATATGCGTCAACGTGAGGCCCAACGTGACCGTAAGGAAGCGATGGAAAAAGTAAACGCTGAACAAGCGCGCATACAAGAAGAGCAGCAAAATGAAGCAATGCAGCAACGCCAGAGTCTTCTAGCAGAGCAACAGGAAAAACTCCTTGAAGCTCTACCAGAATGGAAAGACCCTGAAGTTGCACAGAAACAGAAGCAAGAGATTGTTAGTTACGCTCAACGCACGTTGGGCTTTAGCGAACAAGAAGTTTCTAACATTGCAGATGCTCGTGGTGTCCTTGCTATTCGCAAGGCCTATCTTTACGACCAGCTTATGGCTCAAAAGCCTGCGGCTCAAAAGAAAGTAAAGAAAGCTCCTAAGGTAACCAAGTCAGGCAAACCAGCGACCAAAGCTCAGAGTAACGCAAAGCGTAATAAACAGGCACTTGAGCGCCTAAACAAAACTGGCAGCAAAGATGCTGCTGTGGATTTATTACTTGAGAGAATGAGGTCTTAAAATGGCTACTTTTACTACTACCAACGCTGTTGGTGAGCGGGAAGATTTAAGCGACGTAATCACGCGAATTGACCCTGAAGAAACACCCATTTTTTCTGCTCTGAAAAAAGAGACAGGAAATGGCGTATTTGTCGAATGGCAAGTACAAGAACTGGCTGCTGCTTCAGCAACCAACTACCAGAACGAAGGTGCTGACGCTACTTATGATACGCCGACTGCCACCACTCGCTTGGGCAACTACATGCAAATCTCGCAAAAAGATGCACAAGTTTCTGGTACTCTGGACGCTGTTGATAAAGCAGGCCGCGACAAGGAAACCGCCTATCAAAAAGTTTTGAAAGGCCTTGAGCTTCGTCGTGACATCGAGAAGTATCTGCACTCGGATACAGCCCGTAGTGGTTCTGACCCGCGTAAAGCTGGTACTTTGTCAAGCTGGATTACCAATGTAGATGATGCCTCTGGCACTTCTGCTGCTACTGGTGACGGCACGGATGTTCCTGATATGTCAGGTACGAACCGCGCCATGACTCTGGCTCAAATCGACACCGCAATGCAAGCTGCTTACACCGATGGTGGTCAGCCGAACATGCTGGTTGTTTCTCCTGCTAAGAAAGCCGCTTTCAGCGACTTGAACAGCGGTTCAGTTGCAACCAACCAAATCAACTATACTGCTCCTCGTGAAGCAGCTATCGTTGGGTCGGTTTCGCTGTATCTGTCCGACTTCGGTCAGCTTGACGTTGTAATCGACCGCTTTGCTTCAGATGACCGCGTGTACCTGCTTGACAGTGACTATGCCTCCATCTGCACATTGCCAAACCGTAACTTCGCCGTACAAGAAATGGCGAAAACGGGTGACTCTGAGAAGTTCCAAATCCTCACGGAATGGACCCTCAAAGTTTCAGCACCAAAAGCGCACGGCGCTGTTTACGACCTGTCGTAAGTGTTGAGGGGGTAGCTTCGGCTACCCCCGTTCACTTTAGGGGAGAAAGATGAAGAAGAAACTTGTACAAAAAGATGCGGTCACGGGGAAAGAAACGTGGGCGCATTTTGACGAAAGTGGAAAGATTATTTTTGAAAGCAGTCAGGATGTTAGCTCCTTGCTTTCTCGCAACGCAGCAGAGCGTAATGAGTATCGCTCAAACTCGTTGATTGGAGATACGCAGCGTCATCAACAGAAGGTTGCGGAAATACCCACAGCGTTGTATCATCAGCTAATCCAAGAGCTAGGACAGCCGAAAGATAATCCTACTGGTTGGAAGAAGTGGCTTAATGAATACGATAATCGGTTTTTTAGAACCAGTGGCGGTACAGTATAATGGCAATCACAAATTACTCCGAGCTAAAGACATCTATCGCCAACTTTTTGGCTCGTGATGATTTGACCGCGCAGATACCTGATTTTATTTCTATTGCTGAGTCTCGTATGTCTCGTGAGATGAACGCTCGTAGCCAAGAAAAACGCGCCATAGCGACTCTTACGGGTGGTGACGCATATGTATCCTTGCCAACTGATTTACGCTCTATTCGCCTTGTAAAGCTAAACACTTCCCCAAAGGAAGTTCTTGAGTATTACACACCAGCAAAGTTGGATGAGCTTTACGCAAGTAATGCTCAGGGAAAGCCCCGCGCCTACACAATCATTGGTGGTGAGATTAAGTTTGCCCCAGAGCCTGACTCTGCTTACACGGCAGAGATTGTGTACATGGAGGGCATACCAGACCTTTCAGACAGCAACACAACAAACGAAATTTTAACTCGTCACCCAGACGCATATCTCTATGGCGCTTTAGCCTCTGCTAGTGTATATCTAATGGATGACCAGAAAACGACTGTGTATGAGCAGTTGTTTACACGGGCTATTGACGAAGTTAAGCGCGAAGAAGAGCGCAGCAAGCAAGCTGGTTCTGCTCTTCAAATGAAATCTGACTATGGAGAACTAACATGAGCGCAATGAGTGATTATCTTGAGAACAAGTTTCTCGACCATTTTCTTGGTACGTCTAGCACGTCGTCGCCATCTAATGTTTACGTTGCGCTTCACACTGCTGACCCTACTGATGCTGGTACAGGCACAGAGGTAAGCGGTAACGGCTATGCGCGTCAGACTATTGCTTTTGCTGCATCCTCATCTGGAACGGCATCCAATAGCGGTGCTGTTGAGTTTCCTGCCGCTTCTGGTGGTGACTTCGGTACGATTACCCATATCGGTCTTTGGGACGCATCAACCTCTGGAAACTTGCTTTTCCACTCAGCCCTGACCACCTCAAAAACTATCGCTGACGGTGACATCTTTAAGATTGCTGCATCAGGTATTGACATTACGGCAGCCTAGATATGGCTGACATTGTAGGGCCAAATCTTGAGCAGCTTGATAATTGGGGTCATTTAGAGCAAATCCCGAATCAGCCGCTTGATGCTGCGTTTTGGAACACATTGGCCTTGCGTGAAGGTGAGGCTACACCTTCTGTATCTGCTACATTATCTTCTTCTGCTATCAGGATTCAGTTTGGTGCTGCTGCACCGTCTGCGTCTGCTACTGTTACGCCAGAAGGCATACGCATACAATTTGGTGAGGGTAACACAAATGTTACCGCCACTATTACCGCAGATGGTATTCGGGTTCAGTTTGGTGCGTCTCTCGTAGTCGGCCCAGCCACAATGACTGCTGCTGGTGGTATTCTCGCAACTGGCTCTGCGACCCTAGACACTCAGGCTCTTATGAGTTCTGTGGCTACTGGTGAGTTTGTCGGCGCTGCTGCTTTGTCTGCACTCGTTACATTTACTGAAACAGATGTAGAGATTTTGGGCGAAGACTGGTCTATAGTAACAGAAGAAGGCGAAACGTGGTCAGAGGTTTCAGAAGGAATAGAAATCTGGACTGTTGTTTCTGAAGGCTCTGAGAGTTGGAATGTACAATGATTAAACTAGGACAATTTTTACCTGACCAACCACCGTATCAGAACGCGGGAGCAACTGTTGCTACTAACGTAGTGCCAGCGGCTAACGGTTATAGCAACCTGCCCGATGTACTTCCCTTTTCTGGTGCGTCTAACAAATTCATTAGGGGCATGTTTGCTGCAAAAGATGACTCTGCTTCTGCTGCAATTTATGTCGGAGACGAAAACTCTCTTTATAAATTTGACGCTACTGACTCTAGCTTAGATGATATTTCCAAAACATCTGACGCATCTTACACAACTGGTGATGGTTACTCTTGGCGCTTTGTTCAGTTCGGGGAAGCCGTAATTGCAACCAACTACAGCGACCCAATACAAACAATAACCGCTGCTGGTGGTGGTCGCTTTACTGACTTGGCTGGGACTCCGCCGAAAGCAAAGTTTATTGCGGTTGTGCGTGACTTTGTAATGTGTGGTTACACTAACGATAGCACTGATGGAGAAAAGCCTTATCGTGTTCGTTGGTCTGGTATTGGTGACTATGATAGCTGGGCTGTGAGCGCAAATACACAAGCTGACTTTCAGGACATTTCAGACATGGGTTCTGTCACTGGACTTGTTGGTGGTGAGTATGCAACTATTTTAATGGAGAAGGGTATTGTACGAGCGCAATATGTTGGCTCTCCGCTTGTGTTTGAATTTGACAAGGTTCAACTACAGCGCGGTTGTAAGATTTCTGGTTCAGTTGCCTCTGTTGGTCGCAATGTATTTTATCTTTCTGATGATGGCTTTTATGTATTTGATGGTCAGTCTTCCAAACCTATTGGCGCGGAAAAGATAAACAGATATTTTTTGAAGAGGTTTCAGTCAAATAACTCTGCTCGAATGAGCGCCGTTGTTGACCCCTCTCGTCAGATTGTTGTCTGGTCTTATCCTAGTGTTGACTCTGGGGATGGCTCACCTGATGAGTTGATTATTTATAACTATGCAACGGATAGCTGGAGTACTGCTAACATTGGTTTGGATGCTATGGCTTCCCTATTCACTGCTGGTTATACTCTTGAAGGTCTTGCTACTATTTCTGGCAATCTGGACACTCTCCCTAGCTCACTTGACTCAGCTGTTTACAAGGGCGGAGAGTTTTTCTTTGCTGGCGCAAAGGATAAAAAGATTCAAACATTCACTGGCGAAAACCTTGATGCTATTGTGGAGACTGGCGAGTTTGATTTGCAGGCGGGTCGTAGCTCCCTTGTCAATAATATTATTCCGTATGTTGAAAATAGTAGCGGCACAACTGCTACAATTACTGCACAGGTTGCTTCTCGTGACTCTAACAATGCTGAGGTTAGCTTTGGTGCGGCTTCGACGCTGAACAGTGATAACTTCTGTCCAGTGCGCTCATCTGGTCGCTTTCATCGTGTGCGATTAAACTTGAGCGGCAACTGGACAAATGTGCAGGGTGTTGATGTTGACGGTCAAATTAGAGGCCGCCGCTAATGGCTAATCAATTCCGCAATCTTCCTAAAGAGGGTGGTTCACCGCGTCAGATTTCTGAGGTGGTGAACAACATTATGGAGGGTAAGATTAACAGCACTGGCACGTTTACGGCAGTAAGCGGTACTACGTCAACGACTGTTATTGACCGTCGTGCAAGTGTTAATAGTGTAATTTTGTTTACGGGTTTGGACTCTCATTACTATGATGTTGACCCATATATAAGCTCTCGTTTGAATGGCAGTTTTGTTGTTGGTCACAAGAACCACGGACACGATAGCAACCTTGCCTATGTTATTATCGGTTAAAGGAGATAACCATGACAGAAATGACAGCAAAGGATTATGCCAAGATAGGTTTTGATGAGTTTTTGCAATCCTCGGACAAAGAGTTTCCTTTTGAGTTTGACGATATATGGTTATTTCTTGAGCAGAGGAAGGCTGGGAAAAGTTGGCAAAAAAAGATACTAGAGTTTAAGGATGAGATAGAATCCCATGAAAAAGGTTTAGGGCCGAATATGCTTCCTGTTATAATGCCTGTTGAGCATAGCTTTACGGAAAAGCAGTACATAAGAGAGTTTAGAGCGCCAGCAAACCACACTATAGTTAGCAAAATCCACAATACAAATTACCCATTAATTTTACTTGAAGGGGATGTGACAATAGTGGAAAGTGATGCTATAAAAAGAGTGCAAGCACCTTTTTTCTCCATAACGGAGGTCGGAACTATGAGGGCAGTTATTGTTCACAAGGACTGTTATTTTATTACGGTCCATCCATCAGAGGCTACAAATATTGTTGATGCTGAAGAAGAGATTTTTGCAAAAACATTCGAGGAAGTAAATGTAGTTCCAAAAGACTTTTCCTCTATAGAAAAGTTTATTGAGCAGGTAAGGAATATAAAATGAGTGGAGCATGGACAGCAGCAGCAGTAGTAGGAAGTTCACTAATTAGCGCTGATGCAATGAAAAAATCCGCACGGCAATCAGGCACATCTACAACGCAAACCGCCCCGCCAACTTACATAGCTGGCGAATATGATGCGCTTGCAAGCCAGATTCAAGATATTAGGCAGAGAGGTCTTCTTGAAGACATCCAAACTCTTTCCCCTTATGAGCGTAGTCTTGTAGAGAGGGGAATGACCCGCGCTGCTGCTGAAGACCCGTTTCAGGCTGCTGGTGAGCGTGCCGTATCTGGGCTTCTTGGGGGCGGTGGTCTTCTCGATGAGGCGGCTCAAATGTATCGAGGCACAACTGGCTCAACAATGGAATCCCCAGAGTTTCTGGCAGCAAGTCAACGTGCGGTTGAGCAGGCGATGCGTCCTGTCACATCTCAGTTTGCTGCTGGTGGTCGCTTGGGTAGTAGGGCATTTGCCGATGCATTAGCTGATG